TTTCCGTTTTCGTTCTTGTTCAATCAGATAGCGGGCCTCCGACATCACCCGCAGGGCAAACTGCTTTTGCAGTTTCTGCTTGGTTGGTTCCAGCATCTTGTTGACGACGAACACACCCCAAGGAGACACGCCAAACAATGGCTGAATTGGCAGGCGAGAGGGACCGACGCGGCGAAAGACCTGCCGGCCAAGTCGTGGAATATTTGGACCAAACGCGCCGCGTGCAAGGCTTTTTTTTCCTGACTTGGGAATTTTGTAAGTGACGCCCTTGTCTGTTTGCACCGCACCAAAGTATTTCAGTGGAAAACGCGGCGACGCCTCCAGCGTAATAGTTTGGCCAGTCTTACCGCTGGGCTTAGTCGTTAAGACTTTTTTGTCTAAGTCGCCTTTTTTGATGTTTACCTTGTTTCGGATTTCACTGCTGATTAACGTGACGCCCTGCTTGGCCACACGCTTCGACGCCCGTGCAATTGCCTTTTCCAATCCGCCACGGACTTCGCTCAGCATGTTACCCAGCCGCTGCAGCGACTCGGCGTCAATTTTCATTGTGACCGCCATCGCTAACTCCTCACCGTGTACGGGTTGTTTTCGTCGGTGCGGAATGTCACGGTCATCATCAACTTGAACCCGCTGGACTCCTCGGTCGTCACATCTTCGACGGTGCTGATCTCCGTCAGAATCGCCAGCGTGTCCCAGTTGTGCCAACTGGCCTGCGGCGTGCAGATGGCCTTAATGCAGTCTGCGGCAAACTGGTTGCGCAGCGTGTCGATTTTGCTGGTGCTGGACTCGCTCGGCATCAGCAGGCCGGCGACGATAACCTCCAAGTCCCATGCAGCCGCAGGCGGGTTACCGGGGTGCGACAAGTCCGCATTGCGCTCAAGCGTGCCCTGCGTGACGACCAGCTGCAGGTCTTGCGGCCGGAAACCGCCGTAACGGGTTGGCCGGACAACTTCGGACACGGTGACCTCAAACCCACCGCTGGTCTTGATAGTAGCCAGCCGGGTCCGCACCTTGTCGACGATTTGCTCCGCCACTGCTGTCGCCATCAAGGACTTCCGCTAAGTGCAAGAACCAGAACGCCGCTGTCGTCGGAAAGTTTACGAACCACCGTGAACCGGCTTACGGACGCATCATCAACCCGCTTTTTGAGTTCAACCGCATCGCTGCCTCGGTTGACTTCGTTGCTCAGCACGCCGCTGGTGGCATGCCGCTTCAGCCGGATCGCAATGTCAATTTGCATCGGGTTCCCGGCTTGGTCGAAAATGGCGGGAGGGTTCCGTTCGATAATGGCGTCAATCGAACGGCTCCCCCCTCCCGCAAAGTAATAGGTGACCGGCTCCCCGAACTCGGCGAGTAGTTGGGGGAACGCGGCCGCCTGAAATACCTGATCAAACCGACTCGCCACGGTTGCCGTCCTTAGTCACTAGGTGGTGATGTTAGACAGCAGGTGCCCGGCTTGCGGGTAAAGCACAACTTCGTCCACGTCGTGCCGAACGCGGATGATGTTGGCTCGGACGATTTCGTCCCGGTAGCTTTCCACGGTGCCGCCCATGCTGCTGCCGTCTTCCGACCAGTGGAAGATGCGACCGATGCACGGCTCAGCCATGTCGCTGCTGGTGGCAACGCGACAGATCATGGCGTATTCGTCAGACCAGATTTGGCCTGGGGTTGCGGTCTGACCTTCCTTTGCGCTGTTCTTGGAAGCACCGGCAACGATCACCATCTCCAGCCCGAACACCCGCGCCAATTGCTCGGCGGTAATGTCAGACTGCTTGGCAGCGTCACCCGCGCCACCCGACTCGATGGCGTCGATGACTTGGGCACAGCGTCGCAGGTTGCGAAACACCTTCTGGTTCACGATCAAAGCGTTGGCCCACAGGCCGCTGCCGTCGTAAACCTTCTTGACCGCTGCATCCACGTCGGTGATCGGCACTGCGTTGGCCACGTCGTCCCATTCGTTGGTGATGCCAGTGGTCAGGCTGGCACCGTTCCAAGTGGTTGCGTTGAACACTGCGTCAGCGACACGCTGCTCGGCGTTCCGCAGAACGGCAGAAAATGCCCGCATGGTCGACACTTGCTCAGCGTCGAAGTATTCGCGGTACATCTTCGCCTGGCGATCATCGACCGGCTCTTCTGCCCCATGCTCTTCGCAGGCGAAGGTGCTGGTGGTGAAGGTGAAGTTGCCGCGGCTGTAACCGCTGCCGGGTGCCCGGTTGGTGGTCCGCTGCTGCAGCAGTTGTTCCACCGGGATGATGCCGAAACTGCCGGCTTGGCTGGCGACATCGACAACGGGAAAGACTTTGGTGGCGACGTAGCCGAGGCGGTCGCTTTCCAAGTCGTATTCAAGGAACGACGCCAAGTCTGGACGCAGCGTCGTCAGTGCTGATGTAGGGGCTGGCATAGCTTAAAACTCCTGTTCTGTTTGTTTGTTGTCAGTGGGGTGCTTAGGCTTCGACCACGAAGCTGATCAGCACGTCGATATGAGTTGCAGTGGTCACGTTCGATCCGGTCTTGCCAATAGTGATCGCCGTGTTAGCGTCGTTTGTAACGAACGACGCACCGTCTGCCAGAATCGTGCCGCCGGTTGCGCCTGCCCGAATCAGCGTTGACTGGGTCAGGTTGGCCTGTGCGCCAGCCAGCAGTTTCACGCTGCTGGTGGACTGGGTGCCAAGGATGTCCACGGTTGTCACGGCACCAGCCGCACCGCCCACGGAAATCAAGGCCATGTCACAAACACGATAAGCACGACCGGGGATAGCCGCCAAAACGGTGGCACCGGCGTTGACTTCGGCAATCGTAAACCGGCTGCGAACGTGATGCACGCCGCCAGTGTCGCCACTGACCAGCACTTCAATCACGTCGTTATCGGCGGTGGCTGCTTCCAGCGCGACGCCATAGCGGACCGCGCCGCTGCTGCTGACCTTGCCCGATGCTCCGCAGAACACCGGGTCGCCGACAGCGATCACGCCGGACGCCACACACTTGCGGCTGCCAACGGCCGAATTGACCCGAACGCCAATCCGCTCGTCTGCGGCAGTCGCTGGGTTTTCGGCAGTGCCGACACCAAAGTCGTTGACTCCTGCCACTGCGACCTTGCCGTTAGTGCCGACATAGACCCGCAGAAATTGCCCGATGGCAGCGTTTGCGGCGAACTCATGCACCGACGCTTCTGTGTATTGACTCATCTCGTTTTCCCTTTCTGTTTGGTGTTTCGGTTAGTTGGCTTCTTCGATCATGGCCTGCTGCAGGTCACGATGATCGCGTGCCATTCGCTTGGTTGCCTGTGGCTTGGACAGGCCCTTGGCGACGTAGTCGGCCAACAGGTCATTCCACTGCTGGCGTGCGGTCTTGCGTGCGGCAACGGGTGCCGATGGCGAGGCGACTGGGGAAACGCCCGGGCGAGCCTTGGCGGCCGGCATCAAGACCTTTTCCTCTTCGTCTTCCTTTTCGACTTCGACGGTCATCTCTTCGGCCTTGGCCTTGAGTGCGACCATCTCCTGTTCCATCGCAGCAAGGCGAGCTTTCAATTGCTCGTTTTCCTGCATCACTTCGGACATCATCTTTTCAGCGACTTGTTCGTCGGTCATCTCGGTTTCGAGTGCAGCGACGACAAAGTCAGACTTGGCCAACGGCCAGCGAGCTTTGATGCTCTTGGCAGTAGCCAGAATCTTGGGATTGCTCATGGAGTTTCCTTTCATGTGGCATTCCGTTTCGCCGCTCGGGCTGCCGCTGACATCCAGCGACGCACGCACCCGTTCCGGCATGTTTCCTTTGTATTTGGCGACTGCCACGCTTTTGCGGGCTGTCGGCAGCACACGGTCCACGTACCCCTGCGCCACGGCATCGCCGGCATCAAGGAATGTTTCCGACCGCATGACTTGTTCGATTTCTTCTGCGGTCTTGCCGCTTGCTTCGGCGTAAACCGCCAGCATCTTGTCCCGCAGGTTGGCCAGCGTTTGTGCGTCCTTGGCCAACTGTGCGTAATCGCCTTCGGACTGCATCCACGGGTTGTGAATCATCAGGTAACCGTTTTCGGTGATCTCCACCGTGTCGGCTGCCATTGCGATGAAACTGGCGATGCTGAACGCGCTGGACTCCACCACGGCGCGGGTTGGTCCCTCCCATGCAGCGATGGCGTCATAAATGCCGAACCCGTCAAACACGCTGCCGCCTTCGCTGTCGATGCGAATCACCAGTTCTTCCGACGGGTCAGACTCGGCCAGCAGGGTCTTAAACATTTGGCTGGTCATGCCTGGGTGCCCGATGGTGCCGTATAGCTTGATCTCATTCATTGGTCAGCTCGTCCTCTGGCGTGTCCACGGTTCCGTCGCTGGCGTCTTCGATGTAAACGTCGATTTTGCTGGCCGGGACGCCGAGGCTGTCCAGTTCCAGACGTGCCCGCCGCTCGCTGATTTGCCCGCCAGTCAATTCTTTCAGGATGTCGTTGATGGCCTTGCGTGCGTTTTGCCAGTTCTTGCGGCCAACGCCGACCATTTCGGCGGTCGGTGCCTGCTCGGCAGCCGTCGCTTCCGCTTGTGCCTCGGCCTGCTGCACCATTGCCTGACTGTCCTGCATGGTCATCTGGATGCCGCTTGGCATCGGCAGGCTGATCAGTTCTCGCCAATGCACAGGTGCGTTGTCTTGAAACTGGCCGTTAATAGCTTTGGCCTGCTGCTTGGCGCGGATAATGGCGTAACTCATATCCTGCACAATCTCGTCTGCCACTTCCTCCCAGTCCCGTCCGCCTTCGGCATGTAGCCGGCGTGGGCTGGTTAGTGCGTTCTGGATTCGTAGTGCGTCGCCCTGTGCATCGGCTACTGGGTCGATGTATTGCCAGGTGGGGGCGTTCCACTTGTGGCCGAAAATATTGATGCCCTCGACCTTGGCAGCGGCGGCCAGTGCCCGGTCTTCAGCAATCCACTGGCGAAGTTTGAACTCGTAAACAGGCTTATGCAGTCGGTTGAGTAAGTTGGTCTGGTTGGCCCTGAAACCCTTGCGGGCCTCGTCCACCGCGCCACGCCAGCCGCTGAAATTCGTTTCACTTCCGTCCATCAGCACAAGGCACAGCGGCAGACCAAGGTTGACGCCGATGATTTGCAGCATCAGCTTGACGTGGTCGAAAAATTCAGCGTTTGGCACGTTGGGGCTGAACCCCTGCAACTCCTCACCTTCGCCCCCGATGATCTCCATCCCGGGACCGATGTTTTCGATGTACCGGGTGCCGGCTCCCGTCTGTTCAGTTTCGGGCAGACCGTATCCGTCGGTTGACGGCAGCGGGCCACCACCGGCGATCGGGTTGCGTTTGCGGAAGATGGCAAAGCAGGAAACCACCTGCTGCTGGACCAACTTGGCAAAGTTGATGTCTTCGAACATCCCAGCGACGGAAAAGATGGGTGCCAGTGCCGTGACGCCGCGAGTCTGGTTTACTCGGCGCGGGTTGTAAACGTGAAACAGAACCCGGTCGCCGTTCTCATCACGCACGTCGATAGGAACTGCGGTTTCCTTTTGGTTGCCCACGACAGCCAAAACGCCACCGTCCCGCTTGTCGGCCGAGTACCAGTAACGGGTCCGCCTGCCGTAATCGTCACGGGTCACACCTAAAAACGTGTTTTCCTGCGGCGTGATGGTTTGGATGCTGTGCGCTTCAATTAGCTGAATCTGCCCGCCAGCCGTGCCAAGCACGACCATATCGCCGTCCAGCAGAACCGACCGCATGACGTGCCGTTCCACGTCCTGCCAAGTGAACTCGCCGGCCATGTCGCAGTCGTCAGGCGATGCAGTCCATGCCTGCCAGCGGTTCCACAGTTCAAGGTCCAGCGACGGGTCGCCTGTGCGAACATCTAAAGAAAACCCGTCCTGCACAATGTTGGCAACTGCCCGGTCAATGGTCTGCCCGACAATGGCGTCGTTGCGGTCCATGTCGCGGGCTTTTTCGATGTCGCGATAATAGAACTCTTCCGTGCGGTAATGGAAATCAGCACTGCCCCCGCGCGGGGCAAGGCCAACACGGCGACGGATGAACCGGCTTTCCCGGCTCATGTCGTAATCAGCACGAATCGTATCAAACGTGTTCGTAATGGTTTTCTTTTGCCGGCGTGGCGTTGCCGTCATCTGAATCCTTGGCTGATGCCTAGAAACCGAACGCGGGACTGGCTGGCTGCTGCCGTGTCCTTGGCAGCGACGAACGACTGGGCTCGCGCCAGCATCTGCATGACTTCCGGCTTGCTGCGGGTCAGGCTGCTACCTTGGTTGGACGCACTAGCGGCCGCAAGGATGATCCAGCGTTTGGCCGCAGTGATGAAACTTTTGGCGCGGCTAACGCTGTCCGTC